GTACAAGCTACCACCCACAGTAGGGTTGAAGCCATCAGGTAGGCTTGTTAGGTTGTTGTAGGATAAGGACAAGTCACCACCCACAGTAGGGTTGAAGCCATCAGGTAGGCTTGTTAGGTTGTTGTCGTATAAGTACAAGTCACCACCCACAGTAGGGTTGAAGCCATCAGGTAGGCTTGTTAGGTTGTTGTAGGATAAGGACAAGTCACCACCCACAGTAGGGTTGAAGCCATCAGGTAGGCTTGTTAGGTTGTTGTAGGATAAGTACAAGATACCACCCACAGTAGGGTTGAAGCCATCAGGTAGGCTTGTTAGGTTGTTGTAGGATAAGTACAAGATACCACCCACAGTAGGGTTGAAGCCATCAGGTAGGCTTGTTAGCTTGTTGTAGGATAAGTACAAGCTACCACACACAGTAGGGTTGAAGCCATCAGGTAGGCTTGTTAGCTTGTTGTTGTATAAGGACAAGCTACCACCCACAGTAGGGTTGAAGCCATCAGGTAGGCTTGTTAGGTTGTTGTTGTATAAGGACAAGCTACCACCCACAGTAGGGTTGAAGCCATCAGGTAGGCTTGTTAGGTTGTTGTAGGATAAGGACAAGATACCACCCACAGTAGGGTTGAAGCCATCAGGTAGGCTTGTTAGGTTGTTGTTGGATAAGGACAAGTCACCACCCACAGTAGGGTTGAAGCCATCAGGTAGGCTTGTTAGATTGTTGTCGTATAAGTACAAGCTACCACCCACAGTAGGGTTGAAGCCATCAGGTAGGCTTGTTAGGTTGTTGTAGGATAAGTACAAGATACCACCCACAGTAGGGTTGAAGCCATCAGGTAGGCTTGTTAGGTTGTTGTTGGATAAGGACAAGTCACCACCCACAGTAGGGTTGAAGCCATCAGGTAGGCTTGTTAGGTTGTTGTTGGATAAGGACAAGTCACCACCCACAGTAGGGTTGAAGCCATCAGGTAGGCTTGTTAGCTTGTTGTCGTATAAGTACAAGTCACCACCCACAGTAGGGTTGAAGCCATCAGGTAGGCTTGTTAGGTTGTTGTCGTATAAGTACAAGCTACCACTTATCTCATCAATTCCAAAAAATTGATTTTCTGTTAAATTGAATCTGTTACAAAATTCTTTTACTTCTTTTTTCATACTGTTTTTATTTATTATTTAGTTCATTTACATATTGAGCATAATATTCAGAGCATGCCCGTAATCTCTCTTTTATTTGTTCCTCAATGGCTAAGTCTCTCTCATATCTTAACACAGTCACTCTATGGTGTGCAGGTATGTGTTTCACCTTATGAATTGATTTGTTATCCCAATCAGTGAGTAGAGTATCATCTGTATCATACATGGTGTACACTAATTCAAATGATGGCCTATCATAGAGCCACATGTATGCTCTACCCTGCCACTCATAATCTGAGTTTTCACCTTCGGATGGTGTTGCCGGGAAGGTCTCTAATGACCATGAGCTCTTATTGTCAATGATAACATCATCCATGAGTATATCACAGCACCCTGTCATTAGTTCATTCTCTACTCTGATGGTGTTCTTAATGTACTTCTTAGTGAAACGAACCTCATTGAGTAAGTCAATACCATCCTGCTCCCAATCAGTTCCTTTGATCATTGGCTTAGTCTTAATGTCTGAGCTGTATCCGTAAAAGTCCTGTTTTGCAATCTTGCGTATCTCAGACTTAGCAGTCTCAGACAAGAGCTCAGACTTACTTTTGGAGTTCGTCATGAGCTTACCTAATTGTGATGGCCTCCATTTCATAGTTGTGCCTCCTGTTCTTTAGTTAGATAGAACTTAGCTTTTAACTCCTCAACTGTGTACTCATTAGCCTTAATCTTAGCAAGAGCAGCCTTGAAACGTGCATCTGATAATGATTCTTTTTTAGTCTCAGTTGGTTGGTCCTTTGATGCCTGTTGACCATCATCATCCACCGCCTGCAATGATAGAGCTGACTGCAGGGTGTACCTACGATAGTAAGAAATGGCAGATCCCATCTGTTGAGGATTGACATTTTGAGGTAAGTCCATTGTTGATTGCAACATGGCACCTGAGTCAATGTCAACAATCTGAGTGCATACACTGTTGCCCTGAATAGGTTGTAATAAGATCAAGCCATTTTCAAGTAATACAGGCTCAACCTCTGCCATGATAGCATTGAGGTCAGCATACTTTGAGTGATGGCTCATAGCGTTCTTAACTACCTTACCAATGGCTAACTTTGCCCTGTGTAGTTTTTGGTGTAGAGTGAGTTTGTTACTCAACTCATTTAGCTCCTTGATTTTCTCAGTAGCTGTTTTAATTTCTTTTTCCATACTGTTTTTATTTTCATCAAAGATAAGAAACTTTTGCATATATAATAAATAAAGTTATTAACAGTTATCTGTTGATTCGTTGTTAATACCCTTCACAGGGTGTTTATATCTCTTTTTTTTGTGCTTTAAATTCACAATGATGCGGGGGTATTTTAGCTTGATTCTCATAGTAGTTCTATTTCTATATTAGTTTTAAACTCTTCAAGTGATCGTATCACCCAGTACTTATGATTCAATGATTCAACTCTCTCTTCAAAATCTTTTTGTTTATCTGATTGCCTTCCTTTTTCATCTTTAAACTCGCAGAATATTACTTGACTATTCAATACTATAATTGTATCACTTGCACCTGGAAGCATTCCTATTTGTTTTTTTCTAATTTGTTCAATTGCGTTTTTCCCTTCATTTGGAACGCTGAACATAATAAATCTTGGGTTATGATGTTTTAAACAAAATGTGTTGTTAAACCATATAAAACATTCTTGCTGTATTGCTGATTCATTTTTCATAAATTTCTCATTTGAATTTGATGTGTTGCCCACCTATGGTGATATTTCATTATTTTACCATATTCTTTAAAATCATCAGCTGTTTTTAAGTAGTGATAAATCCAGCTTTTTTGATATCCTTTTGTTGTTTGAATTTGAATTAGTTGTTGTATTGATGCTTTTTCTGCAAGTTTTTTTATGTCAATACCATTCATCAAAACTAATTCTGCAATTATTTGTTGCTCTTTTTCTTTTTCAGATTTTTCAAATTCATGACCACATTCAGGACATATCATTATTGGTGCATGAACTAAAAAAGAACAACTTGGACATTCTTTAATTGGAGCAGTTCCCTGTTTCTTTTCTTTTTTTTTCAATGACCATTGTCTTGGATGTTCCCAATAGTTATGAGTTTTTACATTATTACCAAAATCAAGTAAAATAAATTCAGATTTGCCACCTGATATTCTTGATCCTCTTCCTACCATTTGTAAAAATAAAGGAAGTGATTTTGTTGCTCTATAGAGTATTACTACTTCAATACTTGGAACATCAAATCCGGTAGTTAAAATTCCATAGTTTGAAATAATTGCACCATCAGTATTTTTAAACCATTCAATTATTTCTTTTCGTTCTAAATCTGTCATGTAGCAATCAACATGTTTTATTGGAAGTCCTGAATCTGTCCAGTCATTAACAAGTTCGCGACTGCTTTCTACATTTGGAGCAAATACAATTGCTTTTTTACCATTGCAAATTCTTATATAATTTTCATATACTCCATGAAATAACTTTATTTCACTGAATTTGTCGGCCATCGATTTCTCATCATAATCACCACTTTTAGTTTTGATGCCAGATAAATCTACTTTTACTCCATAAGTTTTGCATGGTGATAATTTCTCTTTGATAATCAAATCTGGTGTGTCTATCACCTGGACTATTTCATCGTAAAATTTTTCAAGTGATTGTTGTTTTCCTTCACGATGAGGTGTTGCTGTTGCTCCAATTACAAATGTTTTTTCTGAAACATATTCAAAGATAGGATCAAATATAGATTTGTGAGCTTCATCCAAAATAATCAAATCTAATGATTTAATTAATTCTTGATATTCTACATTCTTAATTCTACGTGTGACTGTTTGGATCATACCAACATACAAAGAATGTGAAAAATCTACTTTTTTGTTTGGTTTTATCTCATTACAATGCAATCCCATTTCAACCAGTGCACCACTTGATTGACTAAATAATTCTTTTCTATCTGTTAAAATTAAAATCCTTTTATTTTTTTCAAAGGCTTGTTTTGTCATGTAGCTAAACATCACTGTTTTTCCACTTCCAGTTGCAGAACATAATACTAAACGCTTTTTGCCATTTGCAAAGTGTTTTTTTATTTCTGAAATATACTGTTTCTGATAATCATACAATTCTATCATAGCGAAAAAGTATTGAATGGATCCATAATTTCAGACTTTCTCTCTACATAGTATTTGTTTGACCTATCTTTAAACATAGGATTTCCAAAAGTTTGTTTCAATTCACTTCCTAATTTTTTCATAGAAAGTATTCGCTGCTTTGAATGTGTTTCAATAATATCCTTTATTTCAGTTGCTGTTAGCCATTCACCTCTATTGTATGGTATTTCAAAAAATTTCAATATCAATTCACGTTCAAATGGTATAGATTCAAATGATCTACCTACTTCATTCAAAATACTTAATTCAGTTTCAACTAAATTATACACCTCACCACTTGTGTATGCACGATGTAACTCCATAAATAAATCATCTTTATCAATTGAATTGTATAAAGCATGATCAATAGATACTACCTCTATCGGTAAAATTCTTGTGTTACCTGTTGAATCATTTATTAACTGATGGTCATTTGATGTGCCACATAAAATAGCCAGTCTTTTATAATCTTCATTATATCTACCATAAGCAGCTCTAAGAGAAAAATAATTTTTTGATGTTAATTCTTTGAATTTCTTTTCATCTTGCTTTGACTTACCTCCCATCTCATCATCCATGACAATGAGTTTTTCACACATCAATAGTTCATCATCTTTACCTCTATCTAAATTTGATTCAGCATAATAAGGTTGAAGTGCACTTGGAAGTAATCGTCTAAACCATTCTGTTTTTCCTGTATTTTGACCACCTGTTAAGGCCAAAACTGAACGTACAGGATTGCCATAAATACATGCTACAATTCCAATCATCCACTTTCTAATAAATCTATCTTTTAATGGTGTGTTACTTTTTACAGAATCACATAATTTTTGAATATTTCCAGTTGAAATTCTATGCTTATTTGCCTCAATATATTCAAAAAATGGATTGTATTCTGGTATAGCAACTGATTGAATTATACGATTTACAATATCAAATGTTATAGACTTATCATCAAAGGTCATTCTGCATTCAAGGAAAACCGTATTAAATTCTTTATCATACATTGGTATCCCATTCCACTCATATTTTCTGCTAATTAGATTTTTTCTAATGTTAAACCGTTTTAAAATAAAATTAGAACAGTTGATAATCATATTTTCAGCACCTCCTTCATGCCTAATATCCATATCATTACGCTCAAAAATTTCATTTACTATCTCAAGAGCTTCATTTTCATCAATATTTTTCTCTCTTGCCAGCTCTTTAACAACTTCTACCTTTGGTGTATTCATTCTTTTAGCCAGTTTCACACTTGAAATTGCTTTATCTGAATTGTATTTTGTTAAATCAGCACCACCTTTTTTAAGAAAATAGTAAAATGTACCTACTGTTATACCTGTTCCAGTTCTTTTTAAAGCAATATCATACTGCTTATCTGTTTGAGCTGGATCATATTTATCTGAAAAACTACAAAGTTTGTGAAAATACTCGCGGCCATCATTATCAAATCCAACAGCAATTGAAAATGACAAAGCTAAATAATCATGATATTCATCGGCCACTGATTTTGTGACTTGATTTACTAATTCACCAATATCTGTTTTAGGTACAATTATAGAAATGTTTTTAGGCAGTCTTTTCTTTTCAATTTTGTACTTTGATTTTTTGGATTTTGTATTTAAAAACAAATCCGGGTCATAACTTACAAATCTACAGCTTGCAACATTCTTTGGAGCTGGATCAACTGTTATTCCATAATTTAAAAAATAATGTTCAGCAATAAAATTGTAAGATTCTTTATGTTTTAATGGGTCAACTTTACAAATAACTGCAAATCCATTACCTCCAACAGAACTAAATAAAGCATATGTATATGGATCATCATTTATTTTAGATCTATCTGTGTAATTATCAACATCAATACAGATAAAACCTGAATGCTTTTCAAGTCCTTGTTCTTTTCTTTCATTAAATACTCCACCAATAGTTACACTTGGAAGCACAGCCTTTTGTTGTTTTTTTCTTGCTTCATCTTGTTCAGAACGAACCAGTTCAACTTGGTCTTTCCAATAACCATTCTTGATACGATTTAAAAGTTCATCAACTGATGTACGTTCAAAATCTTTTTTTGTGTCTTTTACACTAATCCAATAACTAATCATAATATTTTTTACGTTTTTGCTCACGTTATTAAAAAAAGAGTGCAGCTGGAACGTGAACCACTTGCGTCAAGCCGCTAAGCCTAAACTACACTTTGCAAATATAATTATAGTTCTTTAATTTTTACAAAATATTTATAACTTCTTTCTCTAAATTTTGGCTCTCCAAATATTTTTTTTAATTCAATACCTAACATTTTTAAACTACTACAATCATATTCTGTTGTATCAATTATCATTGATTGAATTTGAGTAGCTGTTAAAAATATTCCATCATTTGAATTAGGTACAGAGAATAAAGTTAATATAGCTGTTTCAAGTTTATTATCTTTTTCTACATACCCTAAATGTCTTGCAAACATTAACTCAAATATATTTCGCTTTTCAATCTCATCCTTAGATCTTAAAATATCTAACTCTTTATTAACCTCATCAATGCTAATATCAAACCATTCACCTTTCAATCTTTTATTAGAATACTTTAAATGTAATTCTCTTTCAATTTTGTTTGGATTTTCAACTTGAGCAAATCCAATTACAGACCCACCATATGGTGAATAAGTACTAAACTGTTTAAATCTTTCAATTGGTGAGTCGTTTGTAGTAAACCCAATCTTTATTGGGCTTGTTTCGTTGTGCTTAAAAAAATATATACATCCTTTCATAAAAATTATTTTGAGCAAATATAACAAAAAACAACAATAAAACAAAATTCTTCTATAACTTTCTATTGTCTTTCTTTGCAAACTTAATAGCAGTAACGATTTTAGGCAACAACAATAGATACAAGGGTAAAAATTTTAATTATATATGAGATAAATAATATTTTATTTTAAAAAAAAAAATAAATTATTTCTATTTAAAGTTTTCAAAAAAAGTATTTTTACCCCTGTATCCCTTGCAAGTGTTGATTATCAATTAGTTATGAAATACTTTACTATTGCAATAAAGCACAAAAAAACCCTCCAAGCAGTGCAAAGAGGGTCTTTTCAATAAATAAAATCAAACAGTATGACTACAAAGATATGTCTTTATACATGTTGTTTTTAATTCTGAACTTAATTTTTTTTAATCTTTCTAAACTATAACAGTTGATAACATCTGTCACTAAACTGTATGACTTAGGTGTTGATTCAAACATGACAATCAACTCATCAACATGATCAAGATAGAGTTTATCCTTAACTGAGATCAAATCTTTGTGTGTTTTGATGCCATATATTACAGATGCATGATCCCTGTTGAACATTGCTGCTATGTCATAAAGAGTGAACCCTTCATTTCTTAGCATGTTGTACAGGTAAAATCTTTTGTAACTGTACTTCCTGTATTTGTGTCTCGCTTTGAGGTTGTTATCCTCAATGTATTTAATTATCTCTTCCATGTTTATTTATTAATCCTATTCCTATTAATACTATTCCTACTGTGAAAAGTAGTAATGCCATTTTTGCTTCTTCTGTCATTCTATTCTGATTTAAAAGTTTCGTTGTAAAATCGTTTATTCCATGCTTCAATTGATAATTTAGCAAGTTGTTCGCTTCCTAACCTTATTCCAGCTTTTACTATTGTTGCTATGCACTTTTTACATTTTATTTCAACTTTTCGGCTTTTACAATAATCATTACCAATAAATGTAAGTTGTGGCTCTCCATTGCAAAAAGGACACAAAAGTAAATTATCTGCTAAAAATACATTTCCACCATGTGGTTTATATTCAATTTGATTCATATTATTCTGATTTAATTGTTTTTTGACATTCTTTTAATAATTCAAATGTTTTTTTATCTCCAATTATTTCTGATACTTTTCCGATAAATAATTGATATTTTAATT